TCTGGTGCTGCAACGGATCCTCGGACACAGCAGCCTGACGATGACGATGCGTTATGCGCACCTGGCACCGGACCATCTGCAGGAAGCAAAAAACCTGATGTAAGTTTGCGCGCGATTTGGCACTGATTTGCGCGCGATTTGGCACAAGAGAAAACTCCGGTTCCCGTTAAATCCACAACGAACATACTGCGAATTTAACATGCCGCAGCACCAATCCGTTAGAACAGCCCACCCATCACCCCAGGTTCATAGTTCGTGATCACCAGTTCGCGGCTTTCGGTGGGCTTGCTGTGGGCGTTAGCTACGCTGTATTTGATACCGAGGTCGTGCATGATCAAGCCGTCGAAGGCGCGACGGATGTCGGGGTGGTCGTTGATGCTGACCATCATCTTTCCCTTGCACGTCCGCATCGTGTCAGCCATCTGCTCGTACTGCTCGAATCCGAAGGGGACGCCGTAGCCCTCCACCAATCCAATAGGGTGGGTCGCAGTAGAAGAAGGTGTGCTCGCGGTCATAGCAGCCAGACGCAGATGGGCGGCGGAGAGATTCTCCTCGATCCGGAGTAGACTTTACCGCCAAAGGCGTGCTGCTGGAGATAGAAGAAGCGCGCCGCGCGCTGGATATCTGTCAGCGTTTCCGGGCGGGTCATCTGCTGCCACTCGAATATCTTGCGACTGCTCAGCGCCCATTTGAACTGGTGAACGAACTCCTCGAGGTGGTGGGTGACGACCCGGTACAGGTTTACCAGCTCGCCGTTAATATCGTTCAGCACCTCGACTGGAGCCGGCTGCGGACGCAGGAAGTAGATCGCGGCACCGCCGCAGAACACCTCTACATAGCACTCGTGCCGGGGAAACAGGGGGATCAGGCGGTCGGCCAGTCTGCGCTTGCCTCCCAGCCAGGGGATGATCGGTTGTGCGTTTTGCATCGGTGAGCCCTTTCGTACCGTTAAAAAATCCGCTAGGCTTCGTCCCGCCGTGACGTCATGGCAGGGGGCCTTGGCTTTGGCTCACAGGTGCATTCTGTGGGTTAAGGTGGCCGATGTCATGTTGACGCATGGCAGCGGCCGCCCTCTCTTCTAATTTATGCTGCGGCCGGCACCGCCGGCCACTCGATCAGCAGCGGGAATCCGGCATGCGATGTGATGTCGCGCAGGCCTTGGCGGTACGCCTTCCAGGCGAGCACCTGTTCGGCAGTGAGCGGCGCATCGGGCAGCACAGTCCAGTCGCAGGTCGCGAGCAGCGCTGCGCGCTGCGCGCGCACCGATGCGGCCAGCAGGTCTGTCGACGGCGGCGGTGGCTCAGCAGTCAGGCCAGCAGGCACTGCACCGAGGGCATCGATCACCACCGCACGGCCGGCCGCGTCGAAATAGGTCCGCCCACGCAGATCGGGAACGACCGACCACCCGCCCTGACTGAATACCGCAGCTTCGGCTTCGCCGGTCACTGGAGGAGAAATATCTGTCGACAGAACAGGAGTTAGAAATTCGCCTCGTTCCAATGGCGACTCCTGCGCCTCATAAGGCCCGCGGGACTCGCCGCTTTCGTCAAACAAAAAAACAATTTTAGTCGTCATATCAGCCCCTAGTATTTAATGCAGCGCAAGACGCGCACGCCTGCCGCCAAGTTTGCCGCGCCGCCTGTCGATCCGGTGTTGAGGGCGGTGTTTCCGCTTATCGCCTGAGTCCCTCCAGATCCGGCGGCCAAGGTCACAGCGTCGCCAGCCCAGGTATGCGTGTGGGCGAGGACCTGACCTGCGGTCGTCGTTCCGACGTTGGCGGATGCCTGCACCGCGGCATAGTCCGCGGGGAAGTACGGCAGCCCGAAAGTGGTACTGCCGTCTCCTACCCCCCATGTCGTGCCGATCACGGCGAACAGCGCGGCATAAGTCGTGCGTGAGACATTCGTCGCGGACGTCGGGCACGCCAGGAACCCCGTCGGAGCCGACGTACCGGCAAATTCGATGATCTGCCCGACGGTGATCGTCGCATAGCGCGCATCCGCCGCAGCCTGGGTGAGCGCCTGCGAGGTCACCATCGTGGTGACATAGAACTTATTGGCGGAGGCGACATAGGTCGCCTCGAAGATACTGCCGGCCGACAAGTCTCCGGATATCAGCGCATTGCCGAGATCGTTGACCAGCGCCACCGCGCCGCCGCCTGCATTCAGCGTGGATGCGCCGGTGCTGGCGTTGACCACCTTGACGCGCACGGTCATGCCGTCGGTGTAGGCCGTGATCGCCGGGCTGAGCGCCACCACGTAGGCGTTGGCCACGCCGGTGTCCAGCGCATAGTTTCCGGCCTGCACATCGATCATGCGCTGGATCGCCTCGCGCACCTGCGTGCGATTGGAAGACGAGAGCGTCAACCCCATGCCCTCGACCACCGCGCACAGCTCCTCCTGAATTGCGTTAAAAAAATCCGCGCTGCAGGCAGTGGCCGGATCGCCCGTTACCGGGTTCCCCGGCTTGAAGCCATGCTTGCCGACACCGAACAAATCGGCCGACACGTTGCTTGATGCTATGCGTTCCATGCTATCTCCCTGGTTAAATCGTTAACGATCATGGCACCCTCCTCACATACGCGACGTAGTCGACGTTGGACTCCCATGCGGCGGCGGTGTCGCGGTACAGATACACCGGCGTGGCGGCAGTGCGACTGAACATCTTGTTGATGCTGAGCGTGCTGAAAGTGCTACCTGTCATCACGGTATCGGCAGCTAGCTCGGTGCCATTGGCTGTGGTGCCGAGGCGCAGCGTCACCGGCGTGGCGGTGTTGTTCTCGATCACCAGACGTTCCAGCAGGTAGCCTGCCGGTACACTGAAGGTGGTGTCGGCTGCGACGGCATAGGCGACATACATCCCCTCATCTTTGGTACGGGACAGCGACCAGCCGGCGGCCGGCATCGTGGCGTGCATGTTGTTACCTGAGGTGTCGAGGATCTGGCCGGTCGGCTGTATCCCGTCGGGCTCGTAGATGAGCACAGCGCCAGAAGCGCGCAGGCTAGAGCTATTGGTCCAAGCCGTCGGCGTCGTTCCGGTGGCCACGAATACGGCTCCGGTAACATTGCTGCCGCCGACGTTGGCAAAATCGTCCCCAGCCACATAGGTGTCGACGATGTATTCCTGCCCGACCACGAGCGCACCGCTGGTAAGCGAGGTTTGAGATGATCGGCGATGCCGGGGATCGCAACCGCTCTGACATAGAGCCAGCACCTCGGACGCAGTCAGCGCACGGTTGTACAGCAGCGCAGACTGCACCGCGCCGGCCACGCGAGAGACCTTGTCACCCAGGATGTACATGTCGCCGGCGACGGCAAGTGACTCGCCGGCACCAGCCTGAGTGTGATCGATCACCACAACCTCGAACAGGAGACCGTCGACATAAAATGAGACGGAACCATCCACTGCCGCCGTCTCACGCACGACGACAGCAGTGATTTTGTGCACGGCACCACCAATCAGCGGAAGGGCCGCCGCTGTCTGGATAGCGGCGTTCAAGGTGCTGCCATTCAAACCGACGACCAACTTGCCACTTCCGGATGACGGCAGGCTCAGCGACCAATAGGATGCCCAGGTCGTAGCAACGTGCTTGAGCATCAAGAAATGGTCAGTCACCGCAGTCCAGCTCGGTTGCGATCCCTCGAAATGGAGCGTGAAACTCTTCGCGCCGACCTCGTTATTGGCGTTGTTCGGCACCGTGATGCCGCTCGATCCGCTGGCGGCCTTGGTCAGATGCACAGCACGACTGAGCGCGCGCGCCGCCAAGCCGTTATCTACCATCCACCTGCGATCGATTTTCCCGCCGGCATCAGCTAACGGAATTTTCCCTGCGGCGGGCGTGAGCGAAGCGGTTCCGCCGGTGACAACGGCGGCCGCACTGGCAGCGGAGGTCGCGGCCGAGGTCGCCGAATTTTGCGCCTGCGCCACAGCCCCGGACAACGAGCCGAACTGCGATATGAACGCACTTATATTCAAGACCAGACTATCGATTGAGGCTTTAAGATTCATGTCTATCTCCTAGAACCCCGCCGACGGCAGGGTGGTGTTGACCAGTTCGTTAAAAATCGGCGCGGCGTAGATCAGGTCATCGCGGCCGTAGGCTTCCATCACGTCGATATATTCCTGCGTCATCATCCAGTTCAGCAGCGCCACCGTGTGCGCCGGCTTCAGCTGGTTGATGCGGCACAGCAGCTCGTTCGACTGCCAGGACATCAGCGGGCTGTCGCAGGCGTCCTCGCAGGTCATGCGGTGCACGGCGATGTAGTCGCCGATGTCGAGCTGCCAGGCAAAACGCCAATCCTCGCCGTACACCACGCTGTCGCACGGGTCTTCGCAGGTCATTGGGCGGAACTCGGTGACGGTGCAATCGGCATAGCCCAGCTTCGCCGCCAAGCCGAGGAAGAACTGGCGGCTCTGGCCGCCGCGAGAAAAGTACTTTTCGACTACCCGCGTCCGGCGCTGCGAAACGGTGACAGCACCATCCGCCGCACTACAGCCATCCGGCAAGCCGAGCACGCGCTCCCAGTCCGGCAGCAGGTAGTAGGTGGTGCGCGGGTCGGCCTCGGTCAGGATCAGCTCGGCGGAAGTCTGCACAGCGTCGAGCGCGCGGCCATCCGCCGCCAGCTCGGCGGAGATCAGCGCGCCGTTCGGGTCGTAGGCGACGGGCGGCAGCAGGCGCTTCAGCAGGTCGGCGTGGCTCATACAGTCAGCACCACGTTGCCGAGTTCGCCCAGCTCGGAGTGGGTGGCGTCGGCCAGCGGCACGACATTAGATGCCGGCGCGGTCAGGTTCACATCCACTACACCGCTGACGCTCATCATCAGGCTGATCAGCTTGGCGCGCGTCACCGCGTCGCCGACGTGCAGCGTGGCGAAATACGCCTGCAGCAAGCTGTTGATGCGCGCAGTTGCGTCAACCAAGGAAATGCCGGACAGGGTCAGCACAGCGGCGATATCGACCGTCACCAGCGTTGGAGCCATCACCAGCAAGTCGACGCACGGCGGGCGCTGCGTATCGATGTAGGCGAGCACGTCGGCGATCAGCTGCACGGAAGGCAGGCCGCCAGAGGTCTCGATCACCACGTCCACGCCGTTGATGAAGCGGCGCTGGCTGAAGATGTAGGCGTCGGTCACGCCCGGCACTTCCATCGCCCAGGCGTAGTAGTCGTGCTCAGCTCCGCCCATCGGCGGCATACGCAGGTCGAACAAGTAGCGCGCCAGCAGCGCGGCGTCCGTCTCGATGTCGGTGCCGCCGGTCATGGCAACGATGCTGGCTTGCGACTGCACGCCGGCAGGCGCGGCGGTCAGGGTCAGCGCGGCGTCGGCGAGCTGGTTGCCGGACGCGCCCGCAACGGATGCCCTGGCAGCGACGTCCACCGTGCCACCCACGCCGACGGTGCCGGCCGCGGTGGTCACGAAGGCGACGCCGTTGGCGGCCTTGGCTTCTGTGCCGATCGGCACGGCGCTGCCGGCGACGCCGCTGAAGCGGATTGTGCCGGTCGCCTGCGCCGCCGCCTTGCGGTAGATGCCGCGCGGGTTGCAGTGCTTGCTCTCCAGTATGTCCGCATCGGCGGTGTCGGCGAATATCTGGCGCGCGATCCATTGCTGGTGCTGGTACAACCCCTCGACGGCCGCGCCCGTGGCATTGGCGCGCACGGCGAAGTCGGAATCGTCGCCGACGTAGGCGTTCGGCTGCTGGTTGGCGATATCGCGCAAGATATCGGCGCGGATCTGGCGGTAGTCTTTGGTTGGGAATCCCATCGTTAAATCACTCCTACCGGATGCCGGAAAGTTAACGCCTCGCCGCTTGCCGCAATCACCTCGATCAGCAGGTGCAGACGGCCATTGCCGGGGCGTTCGGTGGATACATCGACCCGCGATGCGCGGCCGTCCGCGACAATCGGCGAGAGCGCCTGCTCGGCGTATTGCCTGGCCAGCATAGCCACGCGCGCCAAATCCTTCTCGCGCTGCAGCTCGTGCAGCCTGCTGCCGAACGCCTTGTCCGGCCAGTAGCTGCCCAGCGGCACGGTCAGGCGCAGGTAGCAGGCGTTGGCTAGTCCACCCGCCGCGTCGCGCTGCGCCGCGCCTTCCAGCAGCACATAGTCGCGAGTCGTCGGGTCGATGAAGGCGTCCATCACATCTGCGCTCCTGGTGCGGCTACGCTGCCGCCCTGCGGGTCGGTATGCGTGTGGTCGTTGTAGGCGGCGCGCATGTTCGCCATGCTCTTGTCGCCGTGGTCGCTGATGTCGCCCTGGGCGACGATGTTGCCGGCGACGTTAAGGTTGCCGCTCATGTTCACTTCCGGCGACGTGACATCTACTGCGGCGGACGACACTATCTGCATGCGACGGTCTGCCTTGAGCGTGATCTTGTCGCCCCACTGGTTGTAGATCGCGGTCTCGCCGCTGGCGAGATTCTTCAGTCTGTAGCTGCCGTGCTCGGTGGCGATGACGATGCCGTGCGCGGTATTGCCGCCGAGCGGCAGCACGACGGCCATCGTTCCCGCCGGAATATTGCTGGTGAAGCCGAACTGCTGGAAGCACTCCGCGTCCTGCAGCTTTTCGCCACTCAGCCCATCGAGCTGCACCAGCTGCACGGAGCCGGCCGCCTTGACCAGCGTCACCACGCCACGAAACGCCTGGCGGATGCCGGACAGGCGGCGGCGGATGCGCTCGTCGATCATCTTGGCCGGGTTCATTGCGCGCCTCCCGTCACATCGACGATCTTGCCCGGCAGGCTGTTCTTGCCGCGCCGGTGCTTGTTCTTGTGCGGGTGGGCGTTGAGCACCCACACGCCGTCTTCCTTCAGCGTCAGCATGGTGCGGGTTCCATCCGCGCGGCCTCTGGAAAACTTGCGCGCCATCAGGAAGAATACGTCGTCAATCCCGTGCGGCTCGGAGATCACGCGGACGCGCTGCATCGGCTTCCACAGCATGCCATCCGAGGGCTGGCCGGGTGCGTCGATGAGGTGCCCCTTGACCGCGGCGGACAGGGTCAATCCGTTCAGGCGGCTATCCGATATCAGCTTGAGCGCGCGATCGCGGCACACGGCGGTGTTGTCCGCCTCGTGGTCGACCACGATCTTCGGGCGGTACCAGGTCACGCCGTCATCCTTGGCCTTGCCGCTCAATGAATTCTTGCCATCCTCCAGCTCGGTGCCGTGCGTCTGCCCCAGCACGGTCACCTCGGAATAGCGGCTGTGCATGGATTCCTGCTTGTGCAGGCTGATGACGTTGTTACCCTTGCCGGAGCGGCGCAGCACCAGCGTGGCCACCACCGGAGTGGAGTAGTCCGGCCCGCCGATCACCAGCGTGCCATCCGGCTCAAACCAAGGCCACAGGCCGTTCGCCTCGGCCGCGCGTGCCAGCGCGTCCCAGGCGCTATCTCCCGGCTCGATGTTGATCTTCTCGCGGGTGCGAGTCTCGTCGGCATCGATGCGGTAGCGGGTCACACCGAAGGCGCTGACGATCTTGGCGACGATCTCCTTCAGACTCGCCATTTTGGCCACGAACACCGGCGCGGAGCAGTCCACCAGATCGGCGGCCTTGTCGCGGCCGGACATGCTGAAGCTGTGTGCAGTCTTGCTGGCGGCGTGGTCGATCTCGTCGACGCGGCCGGTCAGCACTGCCTCGCCGCCCACGCGCACCTCGACCGGCGCTCCGGTCACCACATCGGGCGGCATCTTGCCGCCGGGCATGCCCAGGGAGACATGCCACGCGTCCGCCGGCGTGAGCAGGTCGGAGTCGATCTCGTAGCTCGACCAGTCTCCGTGTGTTTTGCCGGCGATCAGCAGCTCGACGTCGTCATTTGGCGTAGGCATTGAGCTGGTCTCCGGCCTGCACGAAGTTCGGCAGGCGCAAATTATTGAGGCGGTAGAGTTCCGGCGCGCGGGTGTGGTCGCCATACAGCTGGTGTGCGATCAGGCGCAGGTTGCCCGGCGCGCTGACGGTACGAACGATCAGCGGCGGGCGCTGCTCGATGACGGCGCGCCCGGCCTCCTGGATAGCCAGCGCCTGGTCCTTCAGCGGCTCGGTGATGTAGCGGCTCTGTTCGATGCCGAAGATAGCGCGCACCTGCTCGATGGCCTCGTTGATCTCGGCGCGCGCCTCGTTGCACGCCGCCTCGATCTCTCCCGGCGTCAGCGTCGGCGTCTTCGCCTCGGCGATCATCACCTGGGCGGCGGCGTTGGCCAGCCCGACGGCCTTATTGACCTTAACGGTCGCGGCGGTCGCGGCGATGGCCTGCGCCTCGGTCGGCGCGACGCTGGCCGACACTTGGGCTGGCGGCGCTGCCGGCGGCGTGCTGAACACGGAAAAGGCATTGAGGTCGCTCTTGATGCCGGCCCAGTCAGCGGTTAGGCTGCTGCCGAAATCGCGCATGTCCAGCAGACCGCCCACCAGCGCCGAGATGTCGTTACCCCAGGCGCGCGGATAGGCCAGCACGTCCAGCCCGGAGAGCACCACACCGCCCTGCGCGGTGATCGCCAGCAGCGGCGCGGTCAGCGCCTCACGCAGCGCATCCAGCCCGGCCAATGAATTGGCGGCGCGCAGGCGCTCGATGATGGAGCTGATGCCACCCGTCGCGGCGGCAGTGGCCAGCCCGCCGTGTTGCGATACGGAATCGGCCTTTTGCGAGGCCAGCTCGCGGGAGAAGAACGGGGCGGACGGGGTAGACTCGACGAACTCGATCTCGACCTGTGCCTCGTCCACGCTCTCGGCGTCATGCGCGACACGGAAGTTCCCCACCTGGCAGAACTTCATGCCGAACACCGGATGCTGCAGCCAGCCGCCGTTGCGGGCGTCTTCCTCGCTCAGCGAGCTATCTGCACCATTGAGCGCGTCGATGAATACCTGCAGGCGGGTTTCGTAGTCGTCGCCGTAGAACACGGCGCGGATGGAGATATGGCCGGCATGCGCGCCCATGTCCTCGACGTCGGCTCCATCGACGTAGGGATATTCATGCTCGACCAGCGCATGGGAAACCGTGTCGCTGGTGCCGATACACTCGAACACCACGCCACGCCACATTGCATCGATAAGATTATCTTTCCAAGCCATGCACGCAGCCTACGCGCGCGCGTGAGGCTGAGCGATACTGAAGCGCTTCGGTGCTGGCGCTTTAGTTGCGGCTGGCGGTGCGGGAGTTGCGGCGGTTGACCACGGTGGCGATCTGCTCGCCGTCGAGGTGCAGGTTCACCTCCAGCGCGCGCTGCGACTCCTGATTGCCCAGCCAGGAGAGGATGGTGGCAATGGTGCCGCCGATGCGGTCGTCCAGGGTGGTGCCTTTTATCCCGCCGTTATAAGCGAGTGAGCCTGCGCCATAACCTACGGCTCCGGCCGCGCCGACCGCCGCCACGGTAGAGCCTGCCACCACGCCAGCGCCAGACAGCAGCGCGCCGCCTGCGCGGGTAGCCAGCGCGCCGCCGCCGACTACGAGTCCGCGCCCCTTGGCCAGCAACCCGGTCAGCATTCCCCCTTTGCCGCCGCCGAGGATGCTGGCAGCACCTGCTGATACGGCGAGAGCAGTCAGCGCCGTGGTCGCCGCCACGGTGGCGGCGGTCAGGTTCGGGTATTCCTTGGCGATCGCGGAGAATCCGTCCGCCACCGCGCCGACCAGCGGCGTTAAATTCTCGAAGGCATTCTGCGTAGCAAACGCCTTCTCGTTGGCGGCCTGCTGGGTCTTGTATCCGGCCTCTTCGGCGATCACGGCGTAGTTCTTTTCCGCCGCGCCGAGTCCGCCCAAGGTCTTCTGCTGCACGCCGGCCATGTAATCGCGGTTGCCCATGATGCCGACTAGCGCCATCAGCGCCTGGCGGTCCTGCACCAGCTGGCCGATGGCGGAACCCTGCAGGATGTCCGCCTGCGATTCCAGTATGGTGCGCCGATCCGATCCGCTTGCCGTCTTCAGCTTCGCCTGCAGCGCCTGGAACTCTCCGTTCTTGGCCACCACACTGTCCACCACGCCGACGAAGGCATCGAGCGCATCCACACCCTTTCCGCGTGCGGCCGCGATGGTACCGGACAGGTCGATGCCGAGGCGCTTGGCATCGGTTGCCGTGTCGCGGCTGTTGATCTTGGCCAGCAGGTTGACCAGGTTGTTGCCGGCCTCGTCCTTGGTGCCGGCCGTGATCGCCGACGCCTGATTGGCCGCGAGCAGCTTGGCCATGCCGGCGGTTCCGGACATGCCGGACAGCTTGGCGGCGGCCATCTGCTGCGGCAGCCACTTGGCCATGTCGCGCAGCTCGAAGCCGCCTTCCTGCCCGGCGGTGATCGCCATGTCCAGGATCTTGCCCATCTCGGATGGCTTGATGCCCATCGTCTGCATACCGCGGATGCCGATCTGCGCCAGCTCGCCGGCATCCGCCCCGGAGGCGGTCGAGGCGCGCATCAGCGACGGCAGCATGCCCATCGAATCCTTGGCCGACATTGCGCCCGAGGCGATCAGCGTATCCAGTGCGCCCGCCGCGCCTTCCCGCGTACCGCCGCCGTGGCGCACGGCGTTGACGATCGCCGTGTTCAGCTCGCGCTTGCCCATGATGCGGCCGAGCGTGTCGCGCTCGTTGAATGCGGTGTTCGACATCTGCGCCAGGCGCATGCCGTAGTCCATCGTCTGGCCTACCGGACGGGACAGCACGTAGCCGCCGGCCATGACGCCAGCGCCGACGGCCGCGCCCGTCTGCAGACCGCGCATGGCGCGCTGGCCCAGCGAGTACTTGCCCATCTCGTTGTTCAGCTCGCGTACCTTGTTGCGCATGACCTCGGCGGCCCGCGCCTGCTCGCGCAGGGAGAGCGAGCCGGATCTGGCCAGCCGGTTATACGAGGCTTCGGTGCGCTGGATCTCGCGCTGGATATCGCGCTCGGAACGAATGCCGAGCACGGCGGCCGCATCGCGGGCCTTGTGGTACTGGAATACCGTGCGAGTCAGGCCGGCCGTTGCCTTCTCGGTCTTGGCGATGCCCGCCTGGATATCGCGCTGGGCGAGATTGAACCCGCGCGACGCCATGTCGCGCAGGCGCATCACCAGGGAGAGTTCGTAGTTCTTTCCACTCATGACTTCTTATTCTTCCTGTGGCCCTTGAATCGACTGGTGTTGCCCTGCGGCTTGGCACCGGACAGCTGCGCGATCACCGCCAGGTGCGACTCGATCTCCGCCTCGGACATATCCGGCACCCGGTGCGGATCGAATCCGGCGCGGGCGAGCAACACCTGCGCACGGCGGACGGTGCTTAGCTGTTGCTCAGCGCGTCGAGCTTTTTTTCGACTTCGTCCGATGCCAGTTCAAGCGCAACGGCATCGCGGTCATACATGTCCATCAGCAGATCGACGGTGACCTTGTCCTGGTCAAGACCATCGAAGCTGACGCGCTGCGCCAGGGCGGCGTAACGCAGCATATTCTGCGACGCATCGCCGCCGACCGCCTCGACGGCACTCACCGAATCGCGCAGCGTGCCGGGTCGCATGGAAAATGCCTTGTAGACCGTCCCGTCTACCGTGACACCGACCGGCAACTTTCCTTTAACGGTCAGAGCGCTCATGCCGGATCAACCTTGCGCAGGCAATACAGGCTCACGTCGCGCACCATCTCGCCTTCGAGCTGGTAGCGCGACCCGACGCTGGAGACATTGCTGTCGCTGTAGGTGGTTCGCTTGGCCGAGTTACCGACCGGGTAGATCACGATCTGCGCATCCTTCATCGTGCGCCAGTTGAACTCGCCCGTGGCCGGAGCCGGTGCGGTGATCTTCATGTCGATCGACTCGATACCGCTCACGCTGCCCTTGGCGCGGCCCGTCCGGTTCATCGTTTTAACGGGCTTGCGTCCGGTGTTAACGGTATCGTCGAACGAAACGACATCGACTTCCACACCATTGATCTCGACCACTACTTCGCCATCATATTCGAGTGTCATGTTCTAACTCCTTTGCGTTGTGACTGGGTTGACCGCTTACAGCAGCAGATCGATGCGGCCGGCGAAGATGTGCAGGCCATTGACCACGTCCACCGGGATCTTTGCGTCCAGGCGGTTCGGGTCTTGCAGATCGCGCTCGACGATCACACCGTCCTTGTTGGCGTCGACCAGCTCGACAATCTCCAGCTCCTCCAGCTTGTAGAGCACGTCCATCAGCTGATCCTTGACCTTCGGTGCGGTGCGTACAGACAGCTTCTCGCGCGGGAACACCAGGCTGATGCGCTCGCGACAAGCGCGGCGGACATAGTCCAGCGTGCGGATAGTGGTGAGATCGAGCAGGCTGATATCCGGGATACTCTGCGCGTCGAGCGTATAGGTAGTCACGGCACGCACGATCTGCACCTTCTCGCCGGGTCCGACTTCGAGCGGAGTCACGCCGTTGTACAGCGCGCTCTCCTGCTCGGTGCGGCTCAATCTGTCCGCCAACGCCGGCGCGGTGATGCCGACCAGCTGCAGCAGGTTGAGCGGACGCGCCGGGTCTTCCTCGCTGGCTACGACCGCACCGTAAGCGGCAGCCAGCTCGCAGGGCTGCTCCGGAACCTTCAGGTTCGCACCGGAAATGCGGCCGGAATTGATCTGTCCCGCCAGCGTGGTGGCCGTGGCCAGCGACCCGGTGTGCCCGTAGATGCCGATCGCGCCGCGCTGTTCCAGCGCACCGGACACACTGTCCAGGTGCGTGCGCAGGGCGGTCAGGTTGGTTGAATCGTTCCAGGCACTGATGATGATGTCGTGGCCAGCAGCAAACACCGTAGCCAGCGCCGTGGCCAGCGTCGGGTCGGCCGCACCGTTGGCCATCGCCACCACGGCGGCGGTCGTTCCCGTCGCGGTGGTAGAGGCCTCCAGCTTGATGTTGTTGCCCTGAGTTCCCTTATTCTTGGCGGTCAGCGTCACCACGCCGATATTGGATGTAGCCGTTACCGGCAGGCTGGGCTGCAACGCGATCTGAGCGGCCAGCGCGGTTGCGATTGCAGTCGCAGTATCCGCTGCAGCCACGGCGATCTGCACCGGCTTCCCCGCCACCTTGACAGTGAGCACGCCAGCCTTGGTGGCCGGACCGGTGATGGTAACCGTTCCGCTGGCCGCGACAGCAGCACCCGCATCGTCCATTGCAATCGCCTGCAGCGCCAGATACGGATTGGCCTTGATCGCGGCACGACACATCAGGTGCAGCTGCGAGCCGTTGCCGAAATAGGTAGCGGCTTCGGCATCAGAAAACACGTCCGCGACGACATTGGCCAGAACCGTGCCGGCGGCGATGCGCTGACCAACGATAAGCACCTTCTGCAGGTTGCCTGGCAGCGTGCGCACCGCCAGCTTGGTGTTGAACTCGAAATATTTTCCCGGCTTGCGGATGCTGGACGGGATGCTGTCAAAACTGATGTTGGGGCTGGCCATGCTCAAGCTCCTTTCTTGGATTTAACGATCACCAGGTCGCCATCGGCGACACGGCGCATGTAGTAAGCGGTATCCGGCACGTCGAAGCACTGCGCACCCTCCGGCGGCGCGTCCGTGATGTACTCGTGCGGCTTGTCTTCTTTCGGCACCTTGATGCCCGGTGCGGCTAACACTTTCATGGTGCTCCCCTTATCTCAGCGTTAAATTGTCCGAAGCGTCGACAACGGCGTCGCCCGGCAGGTAGTAGTTGATGCCCAGCTCCAGCCACATCGGGTCAGTCGGGTCGATCACCTCGCGCGGCTGCGTCTCGATGAACTCGCAGTGCCACTCACGGGCGAACACGGCCATTCCTTGCCCGTTCAGCTTGGTGTTGTAGAGCGTGCGGATCGCGCCCGGCTTCAGCGGCGTGATCGCCAGCCCGAGGTCGCTGCCGGCCAGCAGCAGGCTCACGTCGCTCAGGATCTGATACACGCCGACTTCCTTGATCACGCCGCCCACGGTCAACCCCTTGCGCGTGAATCGCTCGCCGCGCACGTTGCGGGAGCCGCACATCGTCACGAAGGTGGCCGGCGTCTTCCACTTGTCCCCCTGGGTGTTCGCCTTGGTCGAGGCGCGGCATCCGGCGAACGTGACCCATACTGCGGGGAACTTGCGCACCACCGCAGCCAGATCGCCGTCCAGCTCGCCGCCGTAGCTGTCTACGACCGGCAGCTTGTAGCCCAGCCCAGGTGTTGCTTCAGCGGCCGCCTGGATGCGGGCGATGATGGCGTCTTCGATGGCGGCGATCATCATCAGTACCCGGCCAGCGAATCGCTGTTGAACACCCGCGCCGGTGCGGAGACCTGTACCGATGCACTCACCACCGGAGCCTGACCCGTGGCCGACAGCCCGATATCGAGCTTGCCGTCACGGATCGACTCCAGCGCCTTGAGCGCGTCCTTGTAGCGCGTGCGCACGACATCGGTTTCCGTCGCATCCGCCCCCACCAGCTTGTAGCGCGCCATGTCGCAGCACAGCTCCTTCAGCCGGTCCGGGACCACCGCGAGCGGCAGGCTGAGGCGCATCAGATACGAATCGATCTCGTTACTGGCGCGCCGCAAGGCATCGGCAACGAGTGCGGCATCCACCGTGCCGGTGTTCTCCGGATCGGCGATCATCAGCATCTCCGACTCGTGGAACTGCAGGATCATGTCGGCGAGGGTGGCGTAGCTCATTCTTCGCTCAGCCTGTTGCGCAAAGCGTAGCCTTCAAGCGCCCATATCTTTTGCTTGGCGTTGTCGCGCGCGATCTTGCGGCCCAGCTCGTAGTCGAAGTTCTCCGGGCTGGCGCAGGCACTCTCGCCGGTGACGTTGAAACCGTTCTTCAGGCGAAGGCAGCACACGGTCAACGTCGTGCCTGGGAAAACGTGGTACTGCTCGTTTTCGATCACGGCATCAATCTGTTCCGGCGTAACGCGAGGCGCGGTCAGGCCCTTTGCCTGGATTTCGTTTTCGACATCCTGGCCCATTACTTTCCCGCCTCGATCTGTGCCCAGGCCGTATCGCGCTCTTTGCCGGTTATCGGCCATCCAGTGACGCCCTCGATCGATCCCGTTTTTGGCGCGCCCTTCGGCTCACCTTTCTGAATCCACAGCGACGTGTTGGCGGTATCCAGCTTGCCGATGGCGTCAACGATGGCGGCGATGCGCTCGGCGGCATCAGTCGGTACTGCTGGCGCTGCATCTACGACATCCTCAATCGCGCCTGATTTCTTCAGCTTTGCCGCCTGCTCGTCGTCCAGCTCGATCTGCTCGCCGATGGCATATCGCTTGCCGTCGTGCTTGACCGGGCTGATGACCGGATAATTCTTTTTCATGTCGCTTTCTCCTCAGATACCCGCCCGGCATTCCGGGCGGGGGCGCTACTACGCTCTCTCGGGGTTATGGATTAACCGACCGCGTCGGCGATCAGGTAGCCCAGATCGTTTGCCATCAGCAGTTCTTTGACGGATTCGCCGACGCGCACCATCTGGCCGCCACGCATGCCGATGTTCTTGTCGTACTCGGAACCGGCGATGCGGGTGCCAAATTGCGCGGTAAAGCCGAACGTGACACCGCGCTGCGTGTCGGCCTGCTTGTTGCGGTAGAGCAGAGCGCAGCTGTTGCCCCACACGCGCTGAAGGTTGACGGCCTGCCCCTTCTTCGCGGTGTTTACCCAGCCCTGGCCGACATAGATGTCTTCCAGCTCGAACAGGTCCTTGAGGTATTGCAGCGGCACCATGCCGGTGTCGCCGGTCGTGCCGTTGAACGCCTTGAGGATGGCCGGGTGGCGGCACAATTTGCTGGATACAGCCTGCCCCATCACGGCGATGTTTGGACGCATGATGCAACTGTCCATGCCGGTCACGATGTCGTCGATTGGATCGCTGTGGCCGGCGGTGTAGTCGCTCCACTGGCTGTTGCCGGCTAGCGTGGTTTTGTTCGTGGCGGCGTAATTACCGGCAGTGAACACCAGACTGGCGGCGCGCACTTCGCGTTTCAGCGCGACCAGTTCGGTGAGTCCTTCGACGGCACGACCGAGCGGATCCGGAAGCCCCTGCGCAGCGGCCAACTCGATATCCGAGTTCGGTACGCCATCGTCCAGCGCTTCATCGTTAGTCGATTCGGTGAGCTCGGTACCGGTGAACTCCACCTCGTTCGGCTTGCCCTTGCGGCCCACGCGCGTCTCGACCACCGTCATGGCCTGCCCTTTGGGGTAGCTCATGTATTTGAACGCCTGCAACCCGACCGGCACGCGCGGCAGCACTTCATCCGCGATCAGCTTGTTGTTGCGGTACGCCAGCGCGATGGCTTGCAGCGCTGGGGTAACCGGGAATGGTGCGGCCACGCACAAGATCATGCCCTGGCGATGCATGTAGGCAAACAGTGCGGCGTGCGCACGCTCGAAGCACCATGTCGCGAAGGCCATCACAGCGACCAGCATCGCGCTAAAAAACTGAGTCAAACTTTTCATCTTTAATCTCCTGAGTAATGAACAAATCATGCGAGGCACGACGGATCGCGCCCCTGCGGTTACAGCGCCAGCGTGATCTCGCGGTAACGCACCCGCACCTTCAGCGGGCTGTTGCCGGTGGCGATCTCGCCGGATGCCAGATCCATCACCAGGGCGGCGTTGGCCACCGGGGTGATAGCCGCAGCGGCTGCCGGGTAGATGTGGCGGTAAGCGTCTGCCGTCGCGTCCAGGAAGCCGGTGGTCTCGATAGTCGCCACCAGCTGGCCGCTGCCGTTGGTGTAGCGAATCTCCAGATCCTCGCCCGCTGCGATGCCGTCGTAGGCCGTGGTGGCGTAATCCAGCATCAGCTGAGCATCAACCAGGATCAGCGCCTTGCCTGCGCCGGGCGCGGCTACCAGCGATTTCGGTGCCGCATTCAGCGCCAGCAGCTCGGCGGCGGAGATGGTCACGTTCGCGGTGAGGATGCCGGTGTCGTTACCGACCACGCCGCAAGCAACCTTCACCGGGATGATGTCGCCAGCCACGCCGGAGACCTCCGCGATCGCGCCGTAGTAGATCGGCGTGCCCGCGACGATGACGGTGGTGACACCCTTGCCGTCGGCGTCGGATGTCAGCACGTCGCCGCGCGTGACCGTGCCGCCCAGCTCAAGGTAGACGAGGCCGTCCTTGATCACATCCACCATATCGCCGGATGCTGCCACGTTGCTGGTGCCGGAACCGACCACTTGCTCGGTCACGCCGAACATCATGGCCGCGCCGGAAATCGCCTGTATCACCGCGCCGTCTGCAGCACCCGCCTTGACGAAGCGGCACGGATTGACCGCAGCGCCCGCCGAATAACTCTTGATCGAACCTTCCATGTTTACTTGCTCCCCTTGGTTACGTGATTGACAGCGTCAGTGACCGAGACCGTGCGACCGGCCTTGGCTTCCGCCTCCTGGAACTCGACCGCCTTCGCGGCCACGGCAGTGGCATCGCCGACATCGAGCGCATCACCCTTGTCTGATCCCGTGATCTCGCCGAACTCGACCTGCTTCGGCTGCGCCGACAGATACGCCTTGTGCGCATCGAGCAGCGGCTGCTTGGCATCGCCCTCGCCGAACTCGACGACCGCTTCCTGCCCGGCCATGAAGTCCAGCGTGGCCACGGTCACGTCCTTGTGCGTCGGCAGCAGCTTGCCTTGTTGGATCAACCCTTCTGCGAACGCGACATGCTCGGTGTGGCGCGCATCGGCCTTGCGCTTGATTTCGGCTTCGGCGAAGGCAACTTCTTTCGCCCTCAGGGCCGCGTTCTCTGCTTCGAGCGCAGCAAGCCGCGCCTTGTCTGCATCAGACATGGGTTCTCCTTTCGGTTGGGGTTCTGCAAAAGCCGGAGCGGGTGCTACGGCGGATTCGGCTTGCGCCTCTTTCATGGATTCGTTCAGCTCGTCCTGGGCGGACTGCTCCAGATTCTTGACGGTATAGCCGGGGACGACCTTGTCGGCTTCCTCCAGCCCGAACTTGGTGATGATCCATTCGCGCAGGCTGCGCCACAGCGAAGCGTTGTCGACGTCGTCCCACTCGGCGAACTCGATCACGCCCTCTTCGGCATCGGAGAAGCTGATGCCGTGCTCGTTCATCCCCTTGACTGCCGGCGGCTGCGCGCCGAGAAATCCGACGTGGCGCAGGTAATAGACGCCCGGCACTGGATTGTGCGGAGAGTCGGGCATATAGAACGAGGCGGAGACCTGGTTGAACATCTTCTTATTCACCCATTCCGCGAACTCGACAATCACGTCCTTTGGCCCGGCATTCAGGACGCCGTCGGCATACGACAGCGAACCGACGCCGCCGAAGCGCGGCTTATCGGCCTTGGGATGCCCGATAACCAGCGGCGCTTCATGCTTGGCCGGATCGTAGGCTGCGGCGGACGCGGCGAGATCGGCTTCGGAGAAATCCAGCGTCACTCCGCTCATAGCGGTGCGCTTGCCGGGCTTGAAGATCTGGATGGGTTTGGATGTGTTCATGCCGCCCATTTTCCGAGGGCGACAAAGAGGGGGCGATACTGAAGGGCTTCGGTACTGCGGATGGGTGGGTTGCGTGAGGTGCTTTTTTACCCTAACAGACCCGCCGCAAAAATGCAAAACGGTCGCTACAGTGAAACCCGCGCTCGACTGTAGATAAAAATACGCCCAACAAGGCCGTTAGACCCCCGTTAAAAACGCCGCGCCGGTTTTTTGGCTACATCGGGACGCATTGCGTAGTTACGAAGCGCCACAGAGGCGTTTTACCGCAAGCCGGAAATCACCCGCCGATAAGACGCGACAGGTACAGGTTCGCCACGTCCATCACCCCCTGTTCCGCCTCCGGCTGCAGGTTACCCTCGGCGTTGACCGGCAGGAAGGGGCGGGCCGGGATATTTGATCCTGGGTGATTGACCGACTTGACCACGCGGCCGCCGAACGCCAGCGCCTGCTTGTTGCGCGGCCGGATCACATGCGGACGGGTCTTTCCGCCCAACTGGTGGATGGCAGCATAGACCTTGTTGCTGCCGATGGTGGCACTGGTAGCGTCGCTGCCGGTGCTGATCGAGGCGGCGAGCTGGCCGGTGTCTTGCAGTATCTGACCGCCTTCGCGCCCCTTGCGCGGCTGGATGCCCAGCCACTTCGGGCGGCCTTCTGCGGCGAAATTATCCTCGGTCTGGCTGTGCAGCTCGGTGGAGATCGACGCCATCAGGGGAGAGGCGTCCTCCATCCCATGCGCGGCCTGCGCCAGCATGCCAGTTACGCTCTTCGCCTCAATCTTGATTTCAAACATCGATCACCCCATAATGGCTGCAGCAAGGTCGGCTGTCCGCCGATGGGTAATGGCTAAACTGCACTGCAGCGAAGTATGCAGGTTCGAGTCCCGCCGCCGACCTTCACTCCATCCTCACGAATCTTTCCCCATCCTGCAGCCTGGTATCGCCCGCCGGCAATCGGTATGCGTTCACGATGGCATCCAGCTTGCCGTGCTTCTTCACAGCAGCCTCCGCATCCACCGGGATGTAGATCGTCTCGCCGCTATCCTGCGCGCGCACGTACACCAGGTTGCGGTGCAGCGTGTCCCAGTACACTGCGTCGGGCTTGGCCACGATCTGCGGCAGCGCCTGGTATTCGGCCAGCGTGAGCGCGATGCCTTCGGCCTGGTGTTTGGCGCTGTCGGCATGGATCAGCCGCTTCTCCGGCAGCACCAGCACGCGGGCTGCATCCTCGCCGCCATGCGCCTTGGCGAAGTCGGCGATATCTTCGGCCACGAAGCCGACTACCTGCGCGTCGTGTCCTGGCGCGCGCCTGGCCAGCGCGCCGCCCACCCAGTTGGCGAACACCTGGTGGCGCAGCTCTGAGTTGTTTATCGCCTGCACGGCCTGCACGCGGATGGCGCGATCCTTGACCGCGCCGATCTTGCGCATCACCTCGATGTCGTTGCCGAACACCGAAGCGCCGGGGTTGTAGCTCCAGCCCGCATCCGGCGCGAATAGCTTGTCCTGCCCGTCGACCTTCACGCGCAGCGCCTTGACCGGGACGGTGCTGCCGTCCTTCATCCGGATCTCGTGGTCGACCATCCGACCTTCCGAACTGTCCGGCTTGATACCGTCGCGCTCGATGGCGCTCTGCGACCTTGCCGTCACCCGGCAGCGGCAGTTGAAGCCGTTGGGCGGGTAGTGGCTCCGCCAGAACGGATCGTCGTAGCGAAACACGCGGCCGTTCATGGCGCGGTGCATGGGACGGGTGCGCCCATCAAGCACCGCGACGTATTGCCAGTACGGGTGGCTGTCCGCGCTTTCCATCATCGAGCGGTAGCGTCCGGCCATGTAGGCGGTTTGCAGGTTGGTCTGGTAGATCGTCTTGAGGCGGCGCGGACTGCCCAGCTGGACAGTCTTGATCTCGCCGGTCGCCGTATCGACCAGATCGGGCTTGGACGGATCCACCTCGGAGGCGAGCTTGCGCCCCCACCATCCCTTGGCCTGCAGGACGGGCGTTAAATTTTTCTCGAAGTCCCGTAACGTGGTGCCGTTGTTTAACGCATCGTCCACCGCGCCGCGGATGTCTTCAAGGATGTCGCTGCGCATCACCTTGGCCACCGTGAACGCACGGGCCTGCGCTTCCTGCCACAGCTCGCGCCAATCCCAGGTGATGGCGTAGCCCTTGGAGCGGAAATACTCGATGGCTTTTTCCGGCGGAAGGCCGAACGCTACCGACAGATCGACCTTATCGGGCATTCAACCGTCCCCACACCTCGGCCACGAACATGGCACGCGCCAGCGTCTCTTCGAGCTGCTGCGTGCCCAGGTCCGGGAACACCTCGGCCAGCTTGTCATGCACCTCGGCGTAGTCTGCCGACGCGGCGATCATCGCCAGCACCGGCTTGAGCGCTTCCTTCGCCTGGCCTTGCAACTCGCCCGGGACGATCGCCTCGATGGCGGCATCGAGCGCGAGCTGGTCGGCGAACTGGACGCCTTCGGCAAAGGATGCCGATGTAGGAGCAGGCCCCGCCTGCGAATCGCCCGCAGGGCGGGCTCCTACAACAACCGGCGGCTTTGCCTCCACCCACTCCCCGCCATACGTGTCCTGGATGTACTTCAGCGTCGGCTTGAAGCCCATCTTGCAGATCTTCTCGTCGCGCTCGGCCGTGGTGTTGCTGTCCTCTTCGTCCTCGCACTTGCGCCACACCTGCGGCAGCGCAGCACCTGGGAAATTCCACTCGACCAGCCACTTCACGATCGTGGCGTTGAAGCTCATGCACACCAGGTCGGCATCGGCCCGCACGATGTCGTCGCGCACGTCGCCTTGCAGATCGTCATTGCCCAGCCGGCCAGGCGTGCCCTGCGTGCTGGCGGTTTGCCCCAGCGTGGCGCGGGCGATGGCGGCATCCATGCGGTCGTAGAGCGCGGTATAGTCTGCCGTTCCGCCGCGCGTGGCTTCCAGCAGCTCCGCCGTCATCCCCTCCGGGAAGATGATCGCGCTGTCGGTCTGGATGGCCTGCAGCGCTGACAGCAGCTTGTCCTGGTCTGGCTTTGGCGTACCCGACTGATACTTGCCGACAGCGGTCGGCATGCCGAATTTTTCCAAAAATATCAGCCAGAATTTCACGCCGCTGCGCTTGAAAAAGACCGGCCAGTACAGCCAGTGCGCGAGGCCGAGGCCGTAGGGTTCGTCGTCGTGATCGCTGCCGGTGGCGAAGTGCCAGAATTTTTTTTCCGGCAATGCCTCACCCATCGGGTTGCTCGATGTCTTGAGGCGCAGCGACATATCCGGCGCGAAGGCGAAGCGCCTGCGGTCGCGTACCTTGATGCCGCCACGGGTCGTGTCCAGCACCACCCGGCCATCCACCACGGCATACATTGCCTCGGCCACGCCGTAGCCGTAGAACACGCCGTACAGCATCTTCTCGGTGATGCTGTCGAAGCGGATCGCCTTGAGCTGCTCGTCGATAAATTCTGCCGCCTTTTTGTCAGCCAGCTTTTTGCCGCCGGGGCGAACCTCCCACGGCTTGGACACCACGGCGCGCACGCGCTGCTCGAAACAGGCCTTGACCTGTTCGTCGCGCATCACTTCCTGGTAGATGCGCAGATCTCCGCCGCCCTTAAGCATCAGCAGCTTGTCGGTGGTCGGCAACAGCGGCATGCCATCGACAAAGTCGCGCGTGATGTCGCGCCCGTCGCGCGTCGTGGCGATCTCATTCTTCTGTTCATTGTTCAGGGTTTTAGCCATAATTCACCTCACATATATCCCGCCATGCGGCCTGATGAGGCAGCACGGTGGCCGGTTGATTGGAATTCCATCGGCGCGCTGCGCGACACCGCGATCACCCACAGGATGTGTAGCGCGCTCAGGCCGTCGTAGTGGTGGTTGGATTGCTTCTCCGGCCAACTATCCAGCTCGGCCAGCAGCAGCGTCAGCTCCGGGCTGAACATGATGCGCGGGTCGAATGCATCGGTGATGTACGGCTCCAGCGACTCGATGCGCACCTCCATGTCAACCGTGGCGGTCACTGGCACCAGCGGCAGCGATACGCCCTTGGCCAGCCCGGTCGTGATGAACGTCTGGCGCATGTGCTCATAGGCGTTGTTGTTCTCGAAGCCGATGGCGATGCACTTGAACTCGCGCTGGAACTCGATCAGATCGGCTTCCAGCTTGCTCGGCACACGCCGCTTGATGGCCGCGTAATCGACGTGCAACCGCTGGCGCTGCGTGTCGTAGTAGCCGCCCACGATCGCGGACGGGTCGGACTTCTCGCCCTTGCCCATCGACGGGTCGCACGCGCCGAACGGCTTCCAGTGCGACAGGCGCGACACGAAGAACTGCACCGGCGAGAACACCTTGTCCTCGTCGCTGCGCGGGTCGCCCTGCATCTCGGTGGCGAACGCCTTGGCATTCTTGGCGCGCTGGCGCATCAGCCAGTACAGGCTGCGCACGCCCGGCCATGATATTTGCGCGCCCTCATCCATTTCCACCTGGTGCGCCTGGTAGAACAGGTAGGACGGCAACTGGTTTTCTTCCAGCACGCAGCCCAGCTCGTTGGCCGCTTCTTCTGCGGGCTTGTCCCGGTTGAGCATCAGCGCCTGGCATTCCTCCCACAAGTCCATGCGCTCCGGCAGCTCGATCAGCGCGCGGAAGTGATGCACCAGGTGGCCGATCGCGGCCTTGGCGCGGCTGATCGGATCGTTCTTGTTGAGCACGGTGCCGACGCCGACGAACTTGACGCTGCCGTCCGGCGGGCCGAGGAAGTCCACGGCCTTTTCCAGCCAGTCCCAGCGGTTGTTGCACTCGGTCGGGCTTTTCGCTTCCTTGTCGGTGATCAGGTCGTCGCCCAGCAGCAGCTTCGGGCGGCTCGCGCCGTGGAACGTGCCGCGAATGGCCTGCTCCGCGCCGAACGCTTCCATCTTCACGCCGCTGCGTGTGGTGAAGTCGCCGATCTTCCAGTTCTTCGACGCGCCGCACGCCTCGGGAAAATCCAGCGCCAGCGCGGCGTTAACTGTCAGCTCGACTTTAACGACTTCGAGCAGCTTGGTCGGCAGCTTGGTCTCCGCGCCAAGCATGGTGATGTAGTCGATGAAGTACGGCACCTCGCCTTGCCAGCCGACCTCGGCGCGGATCGAGGGCTTTTGCAGCAGCGCGCATATTGCCACCCAGCACGGGCCGACCTTGGTAGCCAGCGATGATTTCGCCTCGCCGCGCGGCGCCACCCACCACTCCTTCGCACCGCTCGGCTTATCGAGTATCTGCGGGAAGCGCACGAAGAAGTGCTTGTGAAACTCCGACGCAGGCGGGCGGATGTGGTGCCGCATGTATGTATAGCAAAAGAACTCGAAGTCGCCGTCCACCAGCACGCGCTTGCGGCGCGCCAGGCGCGCGGCTGGCGACGGGTCGAGCCCGACCCGCTTTGCCTCGATCTCCGCGCGCAGCTCGCGCTGCAGCTCGGCGATATCCTTGAGGAAGTCTTTTTCGGCGTTACTGGCCATTACCGATCCAATCAGCCAGCAGCACAATGCAGCCAATGATGGCGCCAGCAACGAGCGCAGTCACAACCCACATCGCCAGGGCAATACTGTAAAGCCAGTAAGCTGCAAGCGCGCGTATCTTAGCCATACGCTTTTGCCAGCTCATCGCCGAACGGCGCGAGTATTTCCGCGAACGCGGGCGCGTGCTGCGGGTAGTTGGCCCGCACGAATTCCGCCAGCCGCTTCGCCACATCCGTGGCCACCGCCAGCTTGTCCGTCTCCGGCATCATTCCACGGCTGGCCGCGCGCAGCTTGCTCACCGTGTCGCCCAGCACGGCCATCGCCTTGACGGACTCCACCGGTTCGGCGGCCTCGGTGGCCTCCAGCAGCTTCTCGCAGCGCAGCAGCCCGGCGGCGATGATACGCCCCAGCGCCTGCTCGATCCCGCCGCCGCCGACGATCAGGCTGGCTTTCTGGAATGCGTCCCAATCGTCGCCCGCCAGCTTCGCGGCACGGTACCAGTTGCGCGCGGTGGCGTAGGGCACGCCCTCCTTGTCGGCAGCGGCTTCCAGTGGCAGGCCGCCGATGTAGGCGGCGCGCAGCTTGATCTTCTTGTCCGGGGAATGCGCCATCAAAATAACTCCCGCAGGCGGTCCACATGCTCGCGCCCCTCGGCGGTGAGCAGGACGCGGTCGCCGTCCAGCAGCAGCGCGCCGATGTCGGCGAGCCAGCGCAGATCGGCGCGCACCCGGTCCAGCGTGCATGCGACGTTATGCACCGCCTCCAGCTCACCCCTCAGCTCGCGCGCCACACTGGCACCCCCGGCGAAAGCCAGGCTGGCGAGCAGACTGTTGCGGCGTTTTTTTTCCTCGTTCATTGCATGCCCTTTTCGGTGATGCGCGACAAGATCATGCGCAGCGTCGCGTCGATTGATTCGAGCTTCCCCCCTTGCGACGATACCTTGGTGTCCACGGCGTGAATCTTGCCGTACAGATCGCCCAGATGGCCGTGGGTGGGAGCCGCTTCAATATGCGATTCCAGCTTGGAGATGCGCTCGGCATGCCCGGCCAGTTTTTCGTCGAGATCGTCTTCTAGCTTGCCGATCCGGTCGTTGGTCACCCTGTCCTTGTTCGACAGATACACGTAGATTCCGATGCCGCCGGTCATCAAAAACGTCAGCACCTGAAATAGAAATTTCGCCAGCTCGAGATCCATCGTCACGTTCCTTTTCGTGAATGTTGTTCGTTCAATTCCTGGCATGCCAGGCAAAACTGTGCGCCCGGATAAGCCTTGCGGCGCGCATCCGGGATGCGCTCGCCGCAGCCGCGACCCTTACACCACTTTGCCGACTCTCTTGCCGGTGCTGGCAGGAGGGCGCTCTTTTGGCGCGCCTCCCACTCATTCAGCTCCAGTTCCTGCGCGCGGTCTTCCGGCTTCATCCAACTCTTCCTCTATTCACGCTTGCCCCCTCGCCCGTTTACGGGAGAGGGTTGGGGTGAGGGGCTGCGCACTCCGCCAGCTTGCTCAGCTGGTCCCGGCATTGCGCCGCCAGCTCCATCGCCTCGATGTGGTTGTCCAGCAAGTCCGCCAAGCTGCCCGACCTGGCGGGCGGCGGCACCGGGCAGGGAGTAGTCAGGTTCGCCGGGCACGGGCGCGGCTGCACCGGCATTGGCGGCATTCCAGAGGCGCAGGCCGTCAGCATCGAGGCCGCAATCAACATTGGCATGCGTATCGATATAAACATTCACCTTCTCCTTGATCGTGCGGTACACCACGCGAATTTTCTCGCGCACCACCTCACGCGCCGCACCCACCGCTTCGCGCCGCGTCGATTCCTTGTCAGCCGCCGCTACCCCGGCGCGGATGCTATGCAGCTCCTGCGCGTCGCGGCGGTCTGATTCACGCGTGACGCCCTGCACGTAGCCGAAGCCGATGCAGGCCAGCGCCAGCAGCAGCAAGGCGAGAACACGGTAAGGGAGCGGGATCACACGCATGCGATCGCGTCCCCCCAGCCCGCGTAGACCGGCTGCCAGCGCGTCAGGATCAGGCGCGGGTAGTTGCGGTTCTCGGCGAAGTTGGCCGCGCTGCGCCCGGCGTTAACTTTTTCGACATGGCCGAACCATATCGCCGGGTTTAACGATCTGGACGCCGCCAGCTTCTGGTCGCGGTACACCCACCCCAGCCCGCCGTTGTAGGCGGATAGCGACATGGCCATGCGCTCGCAGGCATCGGCGGCCTGCACGCGATCCCACAGCCAGCGGTCGTAACTGACCAGCGCACGCAGCGCCCAGCCGGGGTTGTACGGTTGCGCCTCGCCCCAGCGATACACACCGGAGATCCACGCAGACGTGGCCGGCATGAATTGCGCGATGCCCTGCGCGCCCACCGGGCTTTGCGCATCGGCGCGCCAGCGGCTCTCCTGATGGATCTGCGCGGCGAAGGCGGCGACCGGCGCATCCATGCCCCACACGGCGCGGGCGTGGCGCGTCAAATCGCGCTGGTGGCGCAGCGCGTCACGGGGGACCTCGGCGGCCCCGGCATGCACATCCCGCGCGCAGAACAGCAACAAGGCCAGCGCGGCAATGGCGGCACACAGCGCCGCCACAAGCCTGTCTCCTTTGGTGAGGCGCGTCATCCGCTACACCCCCAGGCTCACCGCCAGCATCGCGCAGCCGACGATGATCGCGCGGCGCAGCATGGCGGCCGCGACGATCATGTCGTAGGGCTGGATGCTCGGATTGTTAGGACGGGCGTAAGGAAACAGCGAGCGGTCGATCCAGTACCCGACCACCGCCGCCATCGCGATCAGCGACAGCTTGTACAGCGAGACGGGGAGCTGCTGCGGGGCAAGTATATAAATCAATGTAGTCAGGACGAGCGTGGCCAGCAGCCAGTCAAACATGCGGGGCAATCTATTTTTTGGCATTTTTTTTCACCCAGGATGAAGGGGCAGCAGGCAGGATGAGCTCCGGTGCGAGTATTGCCATACGTCGCGGTATTCGCATTCGCCGTGATCCGGCATGCGATAGTCGCCGCACTGCGTCCATCTGGCGCAGGTACCGCAGACGTTCTTTGTCGCGGTCTGCTCGGTTGTTTTTGGAGTATCCATGTCGCGCATCTTCGCGCGCGCGGGGGAGAGGGGCGATACTGAAAGGCTTCGGTGCAAAGAAAGGCCGTTCGCCCTGAGGTATCGAAGGGGAACGGCCTTAAGGAAATACTACTACAACTTCATCTGTGTGGCGATCAGCTCGGCATCTTTTTCCATCAGCATCAACAGGTCTTGCATCGTTGCGATCAGGTTACTGGCGTGGTTCATGCGGGCATATTCAAAACCCTGCAAGCCGCTTGGCAAAGACTCCAGCGCGCAGGAGGCCACCGATTGCACCTCGCCGATGCGCGCGGTGAGGTCGTACCAGGCACCGGGCATCTGGCCGGGGAGCAAGGCTCCGGGTGTGTGCATGTGGCTCATGCCGCACCCCCGATCCGCCCCTCGTTGCGGGCGATGAACACCCGCTGGCGGATGTAGTTGAACGGTTTGCCGGTCATCGCGGCGATCTCCTGGCGCGGCTTGCCTTCGGACTCCATGCGCTCGATGAGCTGGATGATCTCGCGGTCGCGCTGGCGCTTCTGCATCGCCGCCACCTGCCCGATCAGCCTGATCTGCCGCCCTTGCGAGCCGATCAGCTTGTCTTGCAGCCCCATGATAACGCCATCCTTGGCCTGGATGATCTCATCGCGGGCGCGCACCATGTCTTTCAGGTGACCATTCTCCAGCGCCAGCGGCAACTCGCGCCGCAGCGCGGGCAGATCGCCGCGCAGCGCGGCCTCCATCTGGTTAAACGCCTCGATGTAGCGCTCTTTCCACACCGCCGCCTGCGGGCCGGTGAAGCCCATGCACAGGAAGGTGAATCCGTCGCGGGTGATCTCGTACATGGGGCGAGGCTTGTTCTGGCTGTCATTGTAGGAGGTGCCCGCAAAATTGCGGCGGCTAAATTCTTGAGAGCATTCGAGGTTTTTTATAGCCTTCAGCACGTCATCATGTCGCTTGCCGAAGTGGTTGGATATTTCGAGGGTGGTGACGATGAGGCGGTCACCGGATTGGTGGACGAGTTGGTTCATATCTATGCTCCTTTGAAGGGACAACCCACGAAGGCCGTGGGCGGCCAGGTGCTTCAAACCGGCATAGGTCGGCGGGCATATTCGCGGCAAGCCGCTATTTTATTAGCCCCACACCCGGCCATAGATAAACTACGGACGTAAAAAAACCACATTTTTCGGGCGCGGTCTTCCGCCTATGCTGTTTGGTGTTTGAAGCACCGAGGCGGATTTTGCGCGCTATTTGGCACTGCTGTCAACAGCCTGCTATTGGGTGGGGTATCCACCCTGCGTTAAACTGGAAATCCCCATTCCCAACCAACACAGGAGATACCCCGTGAAAATTGACCTGCTCGACCGTTTCACCGAACAGCATCTGGGCTGCCCCATCAAACACGTCAGGCCGTTCAAGCTCGACGGCGATCAGGTCAGCGAGGCCTTGTGGCCGCTGAATAAACTTTTTCGGGCGAACCTCTCCGCCATCCAGACGCTGGCCTACGACGCGCTTTACGAGCGCGAGGCGGATGCCGCTATTGCCGGGCTGGCGTTCGATCCGGAGCATGATCTGGCTACGCTTTCTTCCGGCGCGTGGCGCGTGTTTTTGGAGCGGCATTACCAGTCTCTGATGCTGGCTGCGCTGCAACTGGAAGAGCCGTTCCTGTCGGTGCCGGAGGGGCTTCCGCAGGGCGCGCGGACAGGTTTTTTATTGCTGTTCCAATATCACGGAATGCCGCTCCCGTTTCCAATCCAAGATTTATCAAACGCCGAACTGCCGCAGCCGAACGCGCCGGGCAGCTTGCGGCGACACTAAACGCCCGCGCGTGGTGGGTGGTGAGGATGCTGTTCCAATCGGTATTCATTGTGTTGCTCCTTAAAAAAGACTCACCTGCCTGTCATCCACAACCGTGCTGCCGAGGATGTTCCATATCTGCCGGTCGCAGATGCCGTAGCACCGCACCAGTGCGGAGACTGACACGCCACTGCTGTAATCCCTGACGATGTTCGCGTTGCGCCGCCGGATCATGCCCTTGTAGCACTTGGCGATAAACAGCCAGCTTCCACCGTGAACTTTGGATAGTGCGGTGAGGGCTTCGAGCCCGATGCACTGCGCCATCGGGTGCTCGGCGCTGACGTTGCGCAACGCGGGGATGCGAGGGGTGTCGCCGCCATAACTCGCCACCAGCTTGAGCGCGGCGGCTTCGCCGATGATCCCGACGATCTCCAGTATATTGACGGGAGCGTCGGTATTCATTTGGCCGCTTCCTGCTTGTGCTGCCGCGTGCGCTCCAGCACGCCGGCCAGCATCCACAGCTCGCCCTGATCCATCATCTCCAGCTTGCGCTCGATCTTGTGCTGGCGGCGGGCGGCGCCTTCGGCGTAGGCCTTGCCCACGCCCAGGCTCTTGCACACCATGCAGATCTTGCGCAGCAGCGGCTGGCGATCGGCGGCGGCCTTGTCGATGAAAGCCCATTCGTTGGCCTTGGCCACCGGCTTCCAGCCGCAGGCGCGGAAGTGATCCAGCACCTTGCTGCGCCCGGCCTGGTCGAGATCGCCCGCCGAACGCACGCGCGCCACCGACCACAGGATGTCGCGGTAGGCGTCATCGGCCATGCCGAGCTGCGCCTTCGCCATGTGGATCGCGGCGAGGTCGCGGCGGCGTTGGTCGATGGGATAGCGCATGGCCATGTCAGTATCCGATCTTCACGATCTCGATGGCTTCCGCCAATTCAGGCCGCCAGGCAACTTGTATTCCAGGAATTCCAGCTCGCCACCCTGTGCATCCACCAGCTTGAATTTCAGCCTTCCGGTGGCGGTCTCTGCCAATATCATGCAAGCTGTTTTAACGCGGTCGCAATCGTCCGCGCGAAACCTGCTGACGTTGCACCAGCTTCCCGACGCGTTGAGCTTCAGCGTGATTTTCTCAAAATCCGGATCGGTGTTCACGCCGCCACCTCCTGCTCGAACGGCGTGATCACGAAGTCCTCGACGCCGGTCACGACGGTGATGCCGGCCACGTCCTTGACGGCGTCCGGCTCGTTGAGGATGGCTTCCTTGTTGACTTCTTCCTTGGTGCGAACGAAGCGCGACAGGCCGAAGCCCTTGAGGGCTGCGATGACGCTTTCCGCGCCGCGCACCGCGACGCTGGGCGGGCGCTGGCGCCACTGCACCTCGCCGGTGACCAGGTTGGCGGTCTTGGCCTTGCCGCCGGTCAGCTCGTCGCGGTGCGCCTCGCAGTAGGCCTGCACGGCCGACTGCATGGTCTTGAGCCGGTCGTTGAGCTCCTGCAGCGTCGGCTGATAGGCCTCGGTAATATTCGCGATGGCGTCGTTCATTTCAGACGTCATGCGGGTGATGCCGCGTTGCAGGTCGCCGATCTTGCGGATATCGGATGCGGCTTCGTCCTTGCTTTGCGGGACGTAGATTTGCGCTTTGGCTTTGAGTCTGGTTTTGGTGGCGGTAGCCATGTTGTTTCCTTTCTGTAGGGGCGAATTCATTCGCCCGTTTGGGTTGTGCAAGGGCGAATGAATTCGCCCCTACGTGGGTACATGAAGCTGCCCGAGCAGGTCCGGCAGCGGGCTTTTTTTCAGTTTGGCTTCGAGCGCCAGGCTGTGCAGCGCGCGGTTGTGCAGGAATTCGCAGGTGTGCGTCAGCTCTGCCGCCGTTCCGGCGATGAAATAGCCGGTGGTGGGATGCGCGCACACGGCGTGCCCGTCGTCGCGCAGCGCTTCCGCAGGTGTGCGGATGTGGCGTTCGGTGGTGTCGAGCTGCAGCGCGAGCGCCTTGACGCCGATGCCGTTGCCTTTGCCGATGTGGCGCGAGAGCACGGTGAGTAGCTGACTAGCTGTTGCCATCGTTACTTCCTCCTTTGGTGAGCGCTGCTTTAACGGTTGCGGGCATCTTTCCGCGCGGTTTTGGCGCTTCGACGGGCTCAGCGCGAACGGGTGTTTGTGCGCTGACGGGCGTGCGGCCCGCCTTGCGGTCTTCGCCTTGCTGCTCCCGCCTTGCCTCGGCCTTACTGCCGTAGCCTTCGATGATCGCCAGCAGGTAGCCGTGACTTTTCAGTGGCAGCGTGAGGTTGCCGCGCTTGGCGATCATCTCGGCCAGCGCCATGTGCCAGTATTCCTGCGGTGCGCTCCAGGTGCGGCCGTTGCGCTCGATGCGCGCGGCGTCGATCATGGGTTGCAGTTCGCGCAGCAAGCCGGCCACGCGGTCGAACGAGAGGCTGCGCTTGAGTGGCCGGAACAACGCCAGGTACATCACCAGCGGCTTGCCGATATTCGCTGGAATGGCCAGCGCGGCCATCACCGCCTCGCGCGCGCCTTCGTGCCCGATCAGCACGTCGAGGCTGGCGACAGCGCCGCAAGCCGGGCAGGTGATTTTCATGCCACCCCCGTCTTTGACTTGCGATAGCTGTGCGGCTGGCTTCCCCCGCCCACCAGCCACCATACGACGCTTTCGTGCTTGCCTTTGATGGTCTTGCAGCAGTACGTCTCATGCGCCTGGTACAGCTCCATCAGCGCGGCCTCGACCTGCTCGCGCGTGCCGTGCTTATATAGCGCGGCGGTGCTCACCGGCTGCTGGCTCGACGACCCGGCCAGTGCCTTGCGGATCGAAGCTTTCAGGTCAGTTGGCATTTCCGGCCTTCCGCGCGTTGAGCATGAAGTTAACGTTGGCCAGCGTCTCTTCTTCGAGCGATTTCACGTCAAACGCATCGATCTCGCCTGCGGTGAACAGGCCGATCAGGTAGCCCTGCACCATGCCGATGGTGCGGTGCGTTTCTTCCGGACTGTTGGCGGCAATGGCGGCGGCCACGCGCCCGCGAATGGCGGTGAGCGCGTCGTATTGCTGGGCGCTGATGACGCGGCTCATAGCGACAACCTTTGCTGGCCTGCGGCCTCCAGTTCGGCGGGTGTGGGCATGTATGGCTCCAGCTCCGTCTCGCCGTCCCAGCAGCACAGCCGCGCGAGATCCTGGTCGCCCAAAGTCTCGTCGCAGTTGCCGCACCGCCAGACGGTCACTTTTTCGGCTTCCAGCGGGCAGCAATCCTCGGCCTCATAATCCCAATCGTGCAGATCTCCGCATGTTGGGCATTGGAATTGTGTGACTTGCTTCGGATTCATGCCGCACCTCTGTGGGTCGCCCACTCGACCATGCAGCCGAAGCGCACGGCGTAGCGATAGTGCCGCTCGCCGCATACGCCGCGCTCGTAGGCGGCCGCCGCGCCCTCCAATTCGTTGCACAAGGGGCTGGGCTTGATGACCACGCGCGGCTGGCGCAGGCCGCCCATCACGGCGAGCACCTCGAAGCCGCTGACCTTGCACCAACAGGCGCACTGGTGCGCTTTCCGGGCCAGCGCACGGCGCCGCTCGGCATTGCTTGTCTTGCGCGGAGCCGGTTCGATGATCTCGGATTTCATGATTGCACCCCCGGTACCAGCTCGTATTTGATGATCTGGCAGCGCAGGATGCCCTCGTCGCCCAGGCTGAACGCCTGGCCGTTCATGCATTGCACCAGCGCTTCGTTGGTGGCGGCCAGATCGGCGACGCGCGCGGCGATATCCGCGTAGTAGATGACGTAGCCGCCGAACGCGCTTTCGGCAAAAGACAGCGCGACAGCGCCGGCCAGCATGAACACCGGCCAGAACAGCGGCGTGGCGCGCTTCGAGAGTTCCTGCATCGCCGCGTTTTCGGCGATCCGTTGCTGTTGCGCCAGCAGGCGCGGGGCGTGGTCTTTCATCATGATTTGGCTCCCTTGTTGTGCTGGCACGATTGGCATGCCAGCCAGTTGGCTTCCTTGGCGCGTCCGCCGAACGGGCGGGGTGCGCTGGCGCGGCGCGCGCAGTCCGGGCCGCTGATTTCCTGCCCGGTGTGCGGACAGGGGTAAATGTCGTAGCGCGCACGGATCGCGGCTTCGAGCTTTTCCACGCCGGCGCCGTATTTGCCGGACAGGTACAGCGAGATCGCGGTGCGCGAGTAGCCGATCTCCGCCGCCACCGCCGTCATGCTTTCCGCCGCCACGGCGGCGCGCGCCAGGTCGAAGGTGTGCGCATCGTTCATGCTTGCACCTCTACTATCGGGTATTCAATCCCGCTGTCCGGGTCGTATACGGCATTGCTTTTGGCGCGCCACACCGGGGCCTTGCGTCCGGTATTGATGGCGAGCCGGTAGCGGATATGGCCGTTGCTGGTGAGTGCTGCGCCGGGCTGGCGCTCGGCTTCGCGGCGGATGACCCCGGCCTTTTCCAGCGCGCGCAGGTATTTGCCGAGATTGCTCGCCGCATCGCGCTCGCTGCCGTCCGCCAGTGTGGACAGCAGCTCCTGTAAACTGAATCTGCTGCGGCGGCGCATCACCCACCAGGCGCGCTGGCGCAGGCCTTGCGTGACGGTGCGTGGCGAGGTTTGGCCTTTGGTCGCCATCACGCCCCCTTCTTCAGCGCCTTCATGGCGTCTTCGCACAGGCGGATGCCCTTGATGTCCGTCGCGTTCAGCTCGGGCTTGCCCATCTTGTTGCCGATGGCCTCCAGCGTGCGGCCGGCGTTGGACATCAGGCGGTAACGTCCACGCGACTGGTCGAACACTTGCTGCACGATGCCGGTATCGACGCGCACTTCGCACAGTTCACCTAGGTAGATCGCGCAGTCCTCCACGGTGGCCGGTTTGAGCTCGGTCACGTCCGAAACGCGTGTGGCGATGTGCGCCAGCCGGTCCTCGCTGAACCGGTGTTTCTCGGAGGTATGACACACCAGCACCAGCATGACGTTGGCCTGTTCTGCGATGCGGCGCAGGTATTCGATGCACTCGGCCTTGTTGGGCAGGCCGTGCTGAGCTTCGTCCAGGATGATGGGCTGCTTGCTGCGGCGGAAGTGATCGACCATGCCCTGGTACTGGGCAAACTTGCCGCGCGCGTAAACGTTGGTCTGATCGGCGAGGTAATCGCGGATGAAGCTGAGGCTCATGCCGGGGATGCCTTCCATGTAGATGGCGTCTCGCTTGGCTCCCCAGTTATCGACGGTGCAGCTTTTGCCTGTTCCGGGGGATCCTGTGAGCAGCTGGATGCACGCCTCCGGGCTGCCGCGATTCTCGACTGCTGAGACTCCAGCGATGAAGCGGCGGTGATTGCTGGTTTCCACGAAATGCTGTTTCATTTATACTTCTCCTTGTAAGTGCTTCTCACTTGCTGCTGTAAAAGGCCGTTCGATAGCGATAACTATTGAGCGGCCACTTCTTTATTGCGCGGGTCTTCCCCGTTTCCGTGCAACCACATCACGGTGTCGCCGAAGTTGCTTTCCTTTTCTTCGGTTTTTTCCTGCATGAAATCGGCTGCGGTCAGCTCGCGCTGCGGGGCCGGCTGAGGGTTAATATCGATGAAGTCCACGATGGTTTTAACGGTCTTCTCTTCGATGGCCGCTGCCGGGTTGCGCGCCTCGATCTGCGCGATCTGTTTCTCGCGGCGGCGCATCTGCGCCTTGGCGCGCTTCTCTTCGGCGTCTTCGTAGGCAGTGACGGCGCGGTAGCCGGTCGCGGCGACAAATTCGGCCATGCAGATCAACGCGCCCTTCATATCTTCCACACGCACGCTTTGCCATTCGTGGATGTCGTACACCACGACGACCTCCTTGCCGTTCCAGTGGCCGAGTGCCTCGGCATTGCGGAAGCGCATGCCACCGTATGGGCTGACGGTTTCGCGGGTGACCTTAACGATGACGCGTGGGCGGAATGTGTCAATCAGGAAAACTTCGTGCGCTTCCGGCGTGTCACCCATCAGCTCCGGTTTCCAGCCATTTGCGGCGTGTTGAGCCACCGCTTCTGCCGGGGTCTGATGGCGCAGCCTGCCGTCTTCGCCGCGCACCCTCGGGAGGCCGCGGTGCGGCCGGTGGTTGTATTCGGCGCAGATGCCTTTGATCCAGTCCACCGCCTCGGCATGGCTGGTGAACACCAGCCCTTTACCCATGCGCTCTGCCTCGCGCTTCTTCTGGTCGCGCTCGGCCAGATCGCCAGCGTTGGCGGCCTTGACCATCGCGGCGGTGAGCTTCCTGACGCGCTTGAAGGTGAGTTCGTCCATCTGCCCTTTACTCTGGTAGGTGGCCAGCTCGCGGCTGCGCTTGTCCAGATAGCTGGTGTTGAAGTTTTCGCAGATGCCGTTGGCCTGCGAGTTGCCGACTTCTTTGGGGTGGGTGATGGTGCAGCCGACACGCTCCTCGATCGAGCGCACCGGGTCTTTGGTGAAGCGCGCCGATCCGCGAATGATCTTGGTAGAGTCGGTCATCACGATCAGTGGCACGCCGAAGTAGCGGATGTAGTTTTCCAACCCCTTGGCAATTACTTCAAATTTCTCAGTCAGGCCAAGGCCGGGCGGTGTGACGAAGCGCGTGGCCACGTCATGGAAGTGCCACACCTCGTAGGTGACAAATTCGCCGGTGACCGGATGCGGCGCGGTGAAGTGGGTATTCCAGCCGTCGGCGTGGACTTCCATCGCCGGTGCCAGCCCTTCGCTGGTGCGGTGCTGGTAGAACTTGTGGCTTCGCAGTTTCGAGCCGGTGTAGCGGCCTTTTAACTGGTCTATCTGGCTGAATTTCTCGGTGAAAAAACGGCGCACCACGTGGTAGCTGGGTATCGTTTCGCCCCATGTGGCATCCCACTGCGCGGCAATCTGTTCGCGCAGCCATGTCAGGCTGCTGCCTTGCGGGCGTTGGCGCAGCGCTATCGCCAGCGCGTGCCACGGCTGGATGCGCATATCGGCTTGCGCAACCCTGGGCATTAGATCACCAGCTTTGCTCTTGGCGATCCAGCGTTTTAACGAGCGCACCGAAGGGTATTCATTGCCCTTCTTGCCGCGCGCATCCCGTGCCATGCGCAGCGTGGCACACAGCGCATCACCCAGCGTGCCCGCACTCGCCATCGTCAGCAGCGTGGTCATCGCCGCCTCGCGGCTTGAACCCGCCGCGTGCTGCAACTCATCCAGCTTGCGCAGCACGGTGCTGCGCGCCAATTCCTCTTCGCGCTGCCGCGCCGTGCTGCTCGCCCGATCCACCTCATAACACGGCGCCGCCGTGGTTTTAACCGTGACCGGTGCCACTACCAGTGGCGCGCAGCTCTGTACCACCCGCTCAACATGAGCGGCACGCAAAGCGGCTTGCGCCTCGGCTGGCAGGCTGGAAGCGGCGTATTCAAACCCGCCGCCGCAACCAGCTCGCTTTTGCTTCGCCCAGCCTTCGCGCACTGCCTTTTCTAGCACCCCTTTTTTTGTTTTCGGCAATCCCGGCAGCTTCATCGCGGCAAGCTCGGCGCTGGAGTAGTGGGTTTTCATACCGAAACCTCACGGGATAGGTGAGGGTTCCGTCCCGCAGTAGAATGGCCGCGCGTCTCGTAAACGCATCCATCAACCACAGGAGAACCCTCATGAAAAATGATATTTTGTTTGCTCACGCCGTTACCCTCGCTTCCGCGTTCATCGCCAACGGCGATATCCGGTGCGGCGGAAACACCAATGAAAACACCGCCGCAATGGACATGATCGGCGACATGGTCACGTCTATTTATCGGACGCTTGAGCGAACTCAGGTGCAGCTTGAGTCCGAGGGCTAGCAGGTATATAAACCGTGCGGCCACGAGGCGTGATTTTTAGCGCCCCAACCAGTGCGGCGGCGGAGTGCGGATAGCGCTCCGCCCATTCCTGTAAAAATTGCATGTTCTCGTTCATTTCCGATCTCCTTTAAGTTTCATTACCGCTTCCAATGCCCGCTTTTTCTCGCCGAGCGCCTTTTCTTCCCTGTGCAGCCTTGCCCATTCCAGCAAGGCGGCATCCTCGCTGCTTACCACGCAACGCCCGCCGAGCTTGTCGCTGAACAGCCCCATCAGCACGTCTTCCTCGACGGCGGCGTCAAACGCCATCGCGCGCATCAGGCTGATGTCGCGCGCCGGTTCTCCGTTCTCTGCCGCCTGAGCCGTATGCGACTGGGAGGAATACCCGTTCAGCGTCGCCACGCTGATCTTTTCGCCCAGGAACATCCCCATGCGCGCGGCGATTTCTTCCCGTGTCATTCCCTTGCCGGCCGCCCGCTTCATCGCCTCGGAAAGGGTTGCCGCAATCTCGGCGCGGCAACCCATAGAGCCGGGGCGGACGGCTGCCGGTGCAAACAGGTCGAGAGATCGGTTGTCGTTCATGTCAGGCGCTCACCGTTAAATTGACGTTGCGCCTGCGGCTGGAAGCGTTAAACTTGTAACGCGACGGCCAGATGGTTTCCGGCGCGATGCCCAACGCTTTGGCGATGATGCGTTCGGCTTTCGGGTAAGGCCGGAACAGCGCCTGATTGACCGCATCGACCGAGCGGTAGCCGTTGGAGAGCGCCAGGCCTTTCATCGTGGTGCCGGTCTTCCAGACGGCGGCTTTGATGTCTTCTTTGTTCCAGTCCTGCGGGGTTGGTTTTTTTGGCATGTCATTTGTCCATGTGCTGATTGACGTGGACGAACTATAAGGCAGAAATATCTTGCCTGCAAGATATTTCTTTTAGGTGACGGTTTAATTATTAAGAAATTTCTGTGAAGCCATAAAAACTTGTTTGCAAACAACTAAATAATTAATTCTGACACCTGGATTCAAGGTGACAGTTTGAGGTTACAGTTATGACTAAAGAAGTGTCACCTTCATTAAAACAAGATATTGCTGCTCGTCTGGTGCTAGTCAGGCAACATTTGAGTATGACGCCTACTCAACTTGCCAAAGCGACTGGTGTTGAGCCTCAGACAGTGCGGGACTACGAAAACGGGAAAAGTGTTCCGGGAGGTATGTTTTTATCTAGGCTTGTTGAGCATGGCATTGGTATTGAATGGCTTTTGACTGGTGCCGGAACGATCACTTATCACTATGTTGAGGCTCTCGATTCCGCCACTAGAATTCGAGATTTAACCAAGCAGCTACGAGATTTCGAACACAATAAGTCATCTATATCGGACGGTGATTCCGTTGAGATCGATCCATCTCGCCTGCGTGAATCCGTCATCCTCACCGAACGCGCCGCCGCCGTGCAGCCACTAACCCCCGAACAGCGCGCCGATATGATCCTATCCTTCTATCAGCACCTATCCAAACCCGCGCAGTGAAGCCATTCACCCCGGATTGCGTTCCGCCTGTATTTAGTTAATAGTGAGGTATAAAATGGCAGAAGATAAAAAGCCGGTTCCCGTTCCAAACAAGCAGCTTAATGAGAGCGTTGATTTCAGAGAGTCTGCGCTGACAAGGCGCAACACCAATGACCACGTTTTATCAGTAATGCAGCGGGTTCCTATTACACCTACGCCAACCAGACCGCCTGATAAGGATAAAAAATGACTGAGCCAACTTACCTGTGGGAAAAACGTCATGCCGTGCTATACCGCACGGAGCTGTCAACGCTTTACCATCAGAAGCGCGAGCGTTTCTTTTCGGTATGCGACAAGCTGGGTAGTGCGGTTGGCGTGATCGGAGGCTCGGCTGCCTTGGCAAGCCTGTCAAACCCCGCGCTGCTGGCGTGGATCGCGCTGGCGATTACGATCGTCTCTGCCGCCGCCCTGGTGATTGGATTTTCTGACCGTGCGCGCCGCCATGCCAATCTGGCAAAGGACTTCCGCCAGCTTGAAGCGTCTATCGTTGCGCGAGGTGAAAGAGATTTTACCGAGCAGGATGTGTCAGCCTGGAATGCCAGCACCAGAATGCTCGAAAGCGCCGAGCCTCCAGCCCTTGGGGCTCTTGTGGTGCTATGCCAGAACGAGCTGGCGCGCGCTCAAGGCCACGATAGGCATGTTGTTCAGATGAATTGGATGCAACGATCCTTCGCGCACCTCGTAGATTTTAACGTCTCCGCCAGCAAATCCGCTTAATTCTAGTTCTGTTTGTGCCAAATCAAATGCAAAAACGGCCATTCCCTGACCGTTATTGCGCTTTTTTGTGCCAAATGTATTTGGCAACGTAATTCCCGCCAAATCCCGTGTTGTCGCGGTTCTTCCCACTTTTTTGGCTTATTCCCTTAGTGCCAAATCAAACACTCCCCCACACCGTGTTGTCGCGGTTCTTCCCACTTTTTTGGCTTATTCCCTTAGTGCCAAATCAAACACTCCCCCACAGTTGACAGGTTTAAAACAAAAACGAGATATGCTGCGCATAACTCGTTGTTTTTTGGTGGGTCGTGCTGGACTCGAACCAGCGACCAAAGGATTATGAGTCCTCTGCTCTAACCAACTGAGCTAACGACCCATAAACAACTAACCTTCGCTATCGAGGAAACTTTTGAGTTTTTCGGAACGCGACGGATGACGAAGTTTGCGCAGCGCC